CATTAGCCCTCAACTCCAGAGTAAATATTTCTTACTCTCATAGCTGAGCCTGAGTGCCTATCTCTCTGGTCTGCTTTTTGTAATTTGTCTATAGCATTACCATAACCATTTAGCCATACTGCTACTCTTTCATCATTCTTAATAAAAGGCTCTGCTTCCATAAGAGCACCATATAATAATATGTCTGGTGCATTCTTAGTTAACCAGTTGCTTGTAACTGTACCTGATGTACCATCACCCAGTGCTGTAAATTTCTCGTAAAAAGCCATTTCTATCTGGTAGGCTGAGTCAGGTATTGGTGCTAGTTGAATCTCGTCTCCAATTAAAGTATAGGCCCTTGGCTTACCTGTTGTAGTGCTGCCATATAACCTATCTAACATCTCTGGTGTAATGTACTCAAGAGGTGTAGTTGGATTTGTATTTAGTTGTATGTTACGCATTTGAATGTAACCACCGGGTAGGTTAAAGTATTGCTGGTCTACTGTAGCGTACATTGTACTTCTTACTTCCATAGGGCGAATGCGTAGCTCCCTATTAATCCTAGCTTCTGCTAGTGCAATAAAGTCTGGTATCCTTGCGGTCAAGTCTGACCTGTCTAACCAGTCTGCTATTGCATCTTTTAATTCTGTAAATGTACCTAATGCCATTATACTTTTCCTTTAGTAGTTCGCCACATAGCGTTGGCTGGGTCGTTCATCCAGACTTTCATTCTTTCTTGGTTTCCCCATATACCTTCTCTCATCATTTGTTCTACTACGATTAAGGGTATAGTTGCCACTTTGTGTGACATTACTGAGTCACCTTTGTATTGTGTACTTCTGTTATGGAATTTATCTTTTGCGTTTAGCTCGGCTAGTTTCTTAACTACCTTGTCATCTTGCTGACTAGCTACTGTAAGACTTCCATCTAAATTTGTTATAAGTTTTGTATCAATTGCCATAATGTAAACCACCCCAGTTTCCTAGGGTGGTATTTGGTTATATTAACCTGTAGTGTATCTAATCTTAGCGTTAGCAGCTTCGTTGCCACAACGTAGACCGTACTCAACTAGAAGCATCTTCTTCTCTGAGTCACCTTCTCTAGCGATGTCCACAGTTTGGAAATCACGAAGGTAATCAACTGACCACATATCGTGGTCTAGGAAGTATACAACGTCTTGGTCACAGAATCTATCCATAACAATGTTGTAAGTACCAAAGTCTGATACATATACATCAACTGAGTTTTGAATAGTCATGTTGTTATCTGCTACTGAGCGAATTGCATCAGCACGACCTGACATAGCTGTGATTAACTTCTTGTTAGTTGCACCAAGTAGGATAGTAGAGGCTTCTCCGCCTTGTGTCCATACTTTTTCAGCAGCCAAAAGAACATCAGCTTCAACCATTGCAGCGTGTGTGCCAGAAGTACCAGCATCTACAACATTAGTTGTAATCCAGTTAGCAGCACCACGAGTCTCACGAGCAGTTGTTGCGTTACCTGTAGCAGCAGCGTTGTCAGCTAATAGTGAACCTTCCATATCACGCTTAAGCTCTTTAGAAGCCTTTGCTAGTTGGTGAGCCATTTCTGACTTCTTACCAGCGTTGTTTACAGTCTCATGAGTACCAGTAACCTCAACAACCTTTTTAGAGATTTGTGTTTGGTTAGATACACGAGTTGTATCAGTAGTTGCAGCTGTACCAGCAGCAGCTCCTTCAACGTGGTAGTTATTAATTACAGCAGCAGCAAGTGCTTCTGTTTGCCACTCAAATAGAGTGTTAGATACTGAACCTTTACCAGTAATACTGGATAGGAACGGAGTATCCGTTGGTGAAATATCATAGATGACATCTGACAAATCCTCACGGATTGCATTTGCATCGTATGTCTTAAATTGCGTAGGCATTATCCTATCTCCTTAAAGCATATCATAAAAGACAGAAGCGGCATCATGTTGTTTACCTGACTTCTGTAACCTTGCACGCTTTTTCTTAATAGCTTCAGTAGCTGCATCTTCTTTAGAGTTACCTCTTCCAGACTTTTGTACTTTAGGAACTTTCTTTACTGCTTTTTTCTTAGGAGCAACCTTTGTTGTTAGCTTATCATATTCCATAGCTTTTTTAATTATTAAAACACTACGGTGGTCTGCTAACTGGTTAATCTCTTCTGGTAAAAAGCCTACTGATTTTGCGTACTCTTGTACATCTTTCTTTACAGTAGATTCTTTGTCGTTCCACTCAGGTAAAGCCTGAACTAGTCTAGCATATTCTTGTTGAACAAAATGTGCCCTAGCTTTTTGTGCTTCATCAGCACGTTCTTGTTGTATAATAACCTGCTGCTGTTGCACGTTCTGTACTTTTTCCTGTGCGTCTCTGTACTCATCTTTCTTAAGCATATACTGGTATGGGTCTTCATTTTTTAATGCTTCCCAATCAGTGCTATTAAACTCTTGAAGTCTTGCATTCTGTTGCTCTTGCAACATCTGTAAACCATTAGCGTACATTTGCCTCTCTTGCTCTAGCCTTTGACGCTCGGACTGGATTTGTTCCGTCTCCTTACGCTGCTCTGCTAATGCTTGAGACTTACGAGTATAGTCAGCCTGCCTTTGGTAGCCGTTTTTGAGTTCATCAATACCAACTTCTAATTCCTCTCCATCCACTTTAATAGTGTACTTTAAGTCTTCTTCCGCTACTACATCATACTCTTCTTCTTCGGCTACCTCTTCTTCGGTTTCTTCTTCAGCTTGTCCTTCCTCTTCTGATTCCGGGGCTTCTTCTTCTACCTCTTCAGCTTCCTGTGTTTCCTCTACCACTTCCTCGTCAACAGGGGTATCGGTTTCCTCGCTTGCGGTTTGCTCTTCTGAGTCCCACATATTAAGGATTTGGTTTGCAGCATCTTCTGCTGAACCTTCTCTTACTCTTTCAAATCTACCTTCTGGGGTGTTCTCTACAGAATCCATAGGGTTGTTCTCCTCTATTCAGTTAAAAATTGTTCTTGCTCCCTTTCAGCAAGTTTGCCTGTCTCAAGCACTGATGTTATGTGTTGATTAACTAAATCCAGTGCTTTGATTGTTATATATAATCTATCTCTTTCCACTTCTTCGGCAACTTTGGTATCAAGTAAGTATTGTACTAATGCTTCCTTGACTGTGGCTAGAGCCTCTACATATAGAGGATGTTCTAAAATCTGTTTAGCTTGGTCTGCCCTTGCTATCTCTTCTCCCTTTCCCATAATTAGTTCCCTATTTTAACTGCTCGTTCTTGTTCTCTTTCTAATACAAGCTCTTGCTGTTTAAGTGCTAGCTCTGCTTTTTTAATTTCAAGTTCTTGTGCTTTAATCTGCATATCTACTTGTGCTTCTTGCCTCTTAAGCTCTAAGTCTTGTGCAGCTATGTCAGCTTCTAATTGCATTTCTTGTTGCTTGATGGCAGACTCTTGTTGTATTTTTTGCAACTTGACTTTTATTTCTTCAGCTTTTAGTTGTGCGTCTGCTTGTTTTGCTTGCTGCTCTGGGCTAGGCCCTTGTTGCTGTGGAACTTGTGCATCACCGGGGTCTGTAATAAAGTCATCTACATTTTTCATGCCCATAGCTTTTATTTGCTCGGCTACTAGGTTGTATACATTTTTAGGTTTGAGTAACATGCCAGCAGCTGGGTGCTGTGCAATCATTTGTATTGTTTGCGACAATCTACCTAAGTGCATAAGGTTCATATCTTTGTTACCAAAACCTAATCCAACTTGTGCTACACAATCCATCTTTTCTTTCCACTCGTGTGGGTATAATGTAGTCCATTTGTTGTTTAGCCTTACAATTTTTTCTGGCTTTTCAAATTTTTGTACTAACATATAGACAGAGTTTGCTAGGTCTTTCATGCCTGTTTCCGCAAATATTCTGGCTATTAATTCTATTTTCTGCTGTGCAGCGGTCATTACTTGACCTACGCCTGTAGCAGTTTGATGCGATTTTAATGCACCTTCAGATAAACCCATTGAATTCTTACTAACGCCAGTTCGCTCTTCTCTAATGCTGTCTAAATATCCTAGCATATTAAAAGAGTTCTGGTCTAGTTGTGGTGTTCCCAGAGGGTTGACAGCACCCGGTGTGCGTACTCTTACAATACCACCCG